AGCCCTTAAATGCTTTGTTAGGAAAGCAGAGGCTTCATTTCTTTCTATGATTTTTGTTTGACCCTCGGAGGTCTGCAAAGCATAATCGAAGGCGGGAAACAAGCACTCCATCGAAACAAACCATTTGCCCTCTTCGATTTCTGCAATGATTTTATTCATGCGCTCGCGCTTCTCTTCGCCCGTCCAGCTAGTATACAAAACCGCCTGCGTGACAATATCAAACTGATCAGGCTTTTCCTCTGAATCAATACGATTGCCGTCTCGGTCTAGAATATAGCTTCCAGTTATATGCCCAATAATATCATCTTCATTGTGCATAAAGTTAAATTGTTTGTCTTCTGGGGTATTTCTAGCAGCCCAAGTTTCTTGATGATCAAAAACGTCATCATTTTTGTTCCAGCCGGTAGAAACCAATACAGATTCAAGATAATACAAATCCATCTGATCTTTATTTTGGGCAACAACCTTTTCAAGAACATCTGCATTAGATATATTAATCTTAGCGGATTCTAGGTCGCCCTTATGAAGATTTGCCTGTGCGCAATATGCTACACTATTGTTTTTTAGAAGATCGGATAATCCAGCTTCTATTTCTGATTTATATATTTCCATATTTAAAATACCTCCAGTTTGATAATACACAAATTTTTAACTTATTGGTTTTTTATAGTTAAAAATCACTCAATTCTGCAAATGTTGTCGAATAAATGATTTTCATCTCATTACTGTTTGGCTGTCTATTATTAGCATCAACAAACTGTTCCACCTTCTCTGAGGCGAAAGATACAAACTCGCTCGATGGGTTTTTCTGACTCTCTAATAGATTCTTGATAACCGTCTCGTCTATCTCCATAAAAGGCTGTAGGCCGGTAAGTATACATAATTTCAAATGCTCTAACTGATCTACTTCAGACTTAGTTAAACTCCTGACATTCTTCTTATCAAAGTGCGCAAGAGCGATTGGAGATAAGACTTCTGAGATTTTGGCCTGAGCGTCCATAGCCCAAAGCATAGCTACCGTAGTATCAGAACTTTTAGGTAGAACCCTTTTCTGTTTTCTTTTCATGGTGTCTTTAGAAAACATGGGGCGGCCAGCCTCTTGAACTGGTTCATTTTTCTCTTGTCTCGGGATATTCTTGGACTCCGGCTGAACACTAGAATCAATTGGCTTATGAGGAATATTATGCTTTTCAAAATACTCTTCATTATCTACAAGGTCTTTAGTTATGCCGATTTTAGCAACATCATGGGCGTGTTGAGGATTATGATAAGGGCTAGCCTTCTGTGGAGAGAGGGGGTCAGTATCTCTGTCTCTGACCTCTCTTTTAACTCTGACCTTTTCTATAGAAGGAATCTCTCTAAATCTTTCAAGTAGTGTTTCTTGAGAAATAATATCCCTATCCGCTAGATCCATCAAGAGCTTCTTTTGAGCTGCCTCATCTGACAAAACTATAGAATCAAAGTGAATTTCTGCCGGATACCTGAAACCCATAGCCTTTTGAACAATAGCTATTTCTTTTCTCCAAAAGCTAGATAAGATCTCTCTACCGTACTCTAGTCTTTCAACCAGTGTCTTTAGTGAAACATAGTTGTTTGTGTAGCCACCACCGCCAGCGGCGCCGGTAAGGGTAGGAGGTATTCCCAAACCGGCATAGATACTCGTGAGAACCGGCTGATATTTTTCAGACCCTAAAAATCTATACACTTGAGATTGACTTTCAGTAAATTTCAGCTCCGGCCCCCAAACCATATCCATAGTTCCACCGCCGACGTTGCTAGCTAGAATGTCCCTAAGTTTGTTAATAACCGCCTTTGTGGGTATAATCTTATGATCCAAATCACCCACGGTCCAAAGCCTAACATTAGAAATGGCACCATCTAAAGCGGCCATATCTGCTAGTTTCATTTTTTCAAGCATTATAATATCGTCGAGAATAGAACTGATCATAGGATCAGACCAAACCATCCAATCATCTTTTTTATAAAAGTGAAAATCGACCTTATTAAGGTCTAAAGGTATGGTTCTCTCGCCATTTTTTAATCTATTGTATAAGTCTTGAGGTAAAGTCTTTTTATTATTTGCAGACATCAAAGCCTGATGAGAATTATGGGAAAGCTTCATGACATACTCGGGCTTTCCAAGCTGTACACCACCAACAGCATCAACAGATAGCGGGTTTAAAAAATCATAACCCCAAGGTATTTCTCTAGACTTGAAGTTTATATCTTCTATTTTAGTATCTACTGCAATAGCGCTTTTTAAAGCCCTCTCCTGCTTTTTATTGATTTTTGCGGTACTTCTTCTGGTTATAACGTTCCCGGTTCGATATAGATAATTCAAGAATCTTTCAGACCTATCTGTTCCGCCGACTTCCTGAAACCACTTTCTATAAAACTTTTCTATAGTCTTATTAGGATGAACAAGAACAAGCCCCTGACTTGCAAAATCGCTCATCAGATCAATAACATTTCTGATTATACCAACACGACTGTATGCCTGCATACATTGAGCAATAAGCCTTTTCTGTTTGGTGGCAACCGCCTCGCCGGGACGAAATGCGTTATAATCATTTCTGTTGAAGCCAGTCCTAACGGAACGATTAGGCTCTATATCAATATAGCTAGTCCTTCTACCAAAAGAATGCGCCGAGGACTTCTGAATACCCTCATAAGCGTCGATATTATTGGCGGTGGATCTATAGGCGTCTTGTTTTTGAGACTCGTTATCCCATGTTAGGTAAAGATCATCAGACATTTAATTTTCCCAATGGTATTGTTAATAGAAATGGTAATACTATTATTACACAATTTAATAGATATCTTGGATTTTATCAGAAAACCAAGCCGGACCATTGTAAAGTTTACCAGTTTCTCCAAATCTAGAGGAGTTAGTCTCTGCAAATCCGCCAACTTCTAATTCTGTTATTTTCTCCACGGTAGTAAAATTTCTAGCGGACATATTAGCCATAATTAAAGCGGAATACCTATCTTTTCTCAATCTTGTTTTTTTACCGGCTCCAAGCTTAACCTCTGGAGTGTCCCATCTCTCTCTACCGCTAGAGGTTTGCGTCATGACAATCATGGATAGCTCATCTTTAAGTTCTTCTATCTCCATAACACAATCTTCTAGCGTGTCGTATTTTCTGCCAGAAGCCTTGTCTTGCTCTATAGAAATCCCAATACTAGCAGTATCGAAAAAGGGAAACAAGACCTGCTTATCTTCAAAGTCTTTTCTTAAACCGTGATTAGCCTCCGCCAACCAGTCAGCCTTGGCAAATTGGCAAAGTTTAAGTATATGTAAACCTGAGTGATAATCTGTATCTTTCTCTTTTTCTTCTATCACCGGCCATATCTGCACTTCACCTTCTGCTATCTTATCTCTATCCTGTAAAGCCTCCACAACCGCAATACCGCCGCCTTGAGCATCAATGGCGATCTCAACACAGGGAAAGGCTTTCATTAGCTGTCTTATTTTTTTAGCGCAGTATGAATAGAAATCGTCTTCCGTTACTATTTTCGATTTCAACTTTTCCTTGTGTTGCTTTCTAGTCGTCGTCCAACAATGGACTACTCTTTTATGATCGCCATCTAACTCCATAACCACTATACTAAAATTATCAACCTCGGAAGCAGGATCGACACCAAAAATATATTTTTTATTTGGATCTCCTTTTAGCATAGCTTCAAAGCACACGTCTCCAGAAGGTAGCGTTATTGGCTTCATCTGAGACGTTGTGCATGATTCTATTAAACTCCTCTTGAAAAACCCCTGACTGTCCGTAGTAAACACGGCGCCATATTCCATCTGATAAATACCTGAGTGAACAGTAGCCTTTGCTCTGGCTATTTGCCCACTATCCATAAATCCATCTGGAAGCTTGTCTACGGGCATCCTTATCACGGAATATTCTCTCCAATCAAAATCGGAGGGTACTGAGCCACCAAAAACTTCTTGTAAAAGTCGCTCGTCGCCCCCACTAGATACTATAGCATGATATCTCTTCCAGTACTCAGCAAAATGATTAAAATCATAATAAGCAGTTCCAGAAAGTATGATTTGGTTGGACTTTGAGGCTCCTGACTCCTGAGCCTTTGAAGAGCCTACGGGTATCCCTAGTTCTTTAGCTCTCTTTTCTTTTGCCTTTTGTTTAACTTTTTCTATTGGGGAAGCGGCAACGGCAGCAAAACCAGCAACAACATTCTCAAAAATATCTCTAGGTATAGAAGCAAATTCGTCAGCGATAATATCATTTGCGCGCTGGCCTCTAATCTTGCTACCGTCGCCAAGCGGAAGACAAGTAATAGTGCTTTGCCCGATGTGCATAACACACCTATCCACATCTCTTCTAGGGCCACTATTACTTGAACACAAGTCCCTAAGTATCGGGGCGTTTTTCCATATTGTGTCCATGTATTCAAATAAAACCTTAGACTGACGGAAAGCCGCACCAACTACAATTATTTTCCTTCTTGGCATAAATAGAGCGCGAAGCAGTGGGTAAACAGATAATATAAAAGACTTACCCATACCACGACTACCAACAAGCATTGGAAATTTTCTATTCCACATCTCATAAAGCAGTAAGGATTGAAAAGGCGATAGTTCAACATTCAACATGTATTTACATGCAAAAGAAAAATACTCTGGACGCATCATCAACCAAGCTATTCTCTCTAATAGTTTTTCATTATCGGAATCCTGCATAACAAAATCCATAGGATTGAATAATGTAGATTCATCTACATCAATACCAAGCCAAGCGTCTTCTAGCTGCTGCGAATGATCATTCATTTATATATACCGTCCACAAATCCATAGTATACAGCATCTTCAGCTGACATATACCAGTCACCATTGTTTAGTTTTCTTTTAATGTAAGACTTAACCCTTGGTAAAGAATTATCTGAATCTTTGAAGAATTGACCAGATTTATGACACCTTTCTGAATAAATATTAAGCATGTTTTCGGCAGCAGATTTCTCGAAGGCCGCTAGGTTTTGCGAACTAAGATAATGACCGCTTATCTCACTACTGCCCCAATGAACCATGAAAGAAGAGCTAGGAGTAATAAGCCTCTTGGTTGCCGCCTGAATTATAATTGTCCCCATAGAACAAAGCTGCCCATAGGCGATAAATGTAGTCTTACATTTACAGCTCCTTATACAGTCATAGATACCCATACCAGAATACCAACAGCCACCAACAGTTTGCATATGGATGGTGATTGGATCTTTACTAGTGTTTTTTAAAATGTTTATATTTTTTATAAAATTCTGTAACATCCGGTGATCCACGCCAGCGGATTCACCAGAATCGTCAAACTCATTTATATAAATTTCCCTATTCTTTACATCTATTCCATATCCATGAATTTCAGCAACGATATCTCTATTGAGCGTCATCATCTTTTCCATTAAAGAGTTCATTGAGTCTCTTGAATACGCTATTGCAAATTATAAAAGCGTTATATTTACTATCGCAAAAAATAACATTTATATCCTGTCTTATAGATATCTCCATAAGAGACTTCATGAGATATTTACCACTAAGTTTAGTCTGGTCAACAATGTCAAATCTTTTTCCTGTTGGTTTTTTTATCTGGCCGCTTTTGTATCGCTCGTAATTCTTCTTGTCTTCCTCACTGAGCAAGCTCATCGGATAATTTATTACATCCGAGGCAGAAAACTCAAGCAGGAGATATCGAAAATGAAAATCTTTCATGCGCTCCATTTCGTCGAAAAACGCCCTTTTCTTCCTTCCTAAATTCATACTGATCTCTGATACAGAAGCCTTTCTCTCTATACACACGACATCCTCAAATCCCTTTAGTGTGTAGTCTCCAGTATGAAGTGTTCCTATTTCCATACCCTCACACTTATCGTACTCACTAAAAAACCAGCCATCCTGCTCTCTAGTGTCTTTGATTACTGTGTATTTAGGTATTTGTTTTTTGGGCATCTAGATCAACCTTTAGTAAAGTAAAGTTTACCATCTTTGTATTTCGGTCTGTTGGCTGGATAATGCTTTTTTGCATGGAAATACACCACCTCGAAGACTCTAAGACCTATCTCGATCTCATATCTTTCGCCTTTTTCAAGCGCCTCGATAGCCTCTATGACATCCTGTGCATCCTCTGTAGGATCAGTGGCTTCTGGTGGCTGAACAGGCTCTGGTGACTGCTTAGGATCTTCTGGAGTATCGTCTTCATCAGAAGTCCAAGAGGAAAATCTATCGTAACTCATTTTTTATTTCTCCTAACTATCTCGTTGAAATATGAAACATAATGCGATTCTTTGCCAGTAACAGATTTATGACAGCCCCTACAAAGGGTTACGCCATTGTCTGAATCGTGACGCAGGGAGCTAGCTGAACTCCATTTAATTATATGATGTACGTTCAGATAAACATTCTTCCCCTTATTATTACACATTTGACAGGTATATTTGTCTCGTTTTAATACATCAAGACGAAACTGTTTGTAAATCGGATCTCCGTAGTCTCGCCTTTTCGACATCACTATCCACCATTCTTTCTGCTAATTTACTAAAGCTAACACCTCTTTTCCACTTTAACACTTCTTCGGCTTTTTTTGGAATACCCAATAGGTAATCAACTTCTGCTGGACGATAAAACTCTGGATCTACAACCACAAGATCGTCCCAGTCCTCAATGCCAACTCTAGCAAAAGCGGAATCTAGAAAATCTCTGACGCTATGTGTTTCGCCCGTTCCGATAACGTAGTCATCTGGATCATCTTGCTGTAACATGAGCCACATGGCGTTTACGTAGTCTTCTGCGTGACCCCAGTCTCTCTTCGCGTCTAGATTTCCCAATCTAAGTGCGGGAAACTTTTCGTCCATGCCAGACGCCACAAACTCTCCAATCCATTTTGTAATCTTCCTAGTAACAAACTTCTCTCCGCGTCTTTCGCTTTCATGATTAAATAAAATTCCACAACTGCCGTGTATACCATACCCTTCTCTGTAATTTCGCACCAAGTGGTGCGCTGCTAACTTTGCGATGGCGTAAGGACTCTGTGGCACGAAAGGAGTGTTCTCGTCTTGGAACTTAATGTCCCCAAATCTTCCTTTGGCAATCGAGAAATTCTTACCAAACATTTCACTGCTGCTAGCTTGATAAAACCGCATTTGATCTTTTCTGTCAGAATATCTAATAGCCTCCAAGATATTCAAAACGCCGCCAGCAGTAATGTCCCATGTTAAATTAGGCTGCTTAAAACTAGTGCCAACGTGAGATTGTGCGGCCAAATTGTATATTTCGTCAGGCTTTTGTTCTTCTATAATCTTGCTAACATTAAAGCCATCTGTTACATCGCCCTCTACGAGAACGATATTTTGCAAGATGTGATTAATATTTATTGTGTTTGGGGTGCTTGATCGTCTGGTCACTCCAACAACTTCATAACCTTTACTCAGTAGTAATTCTACTAAATAACTACCGTCTTGTCCGGTGATTCCAAAAATTACAGCCTTCATTTTCAATCCTCGTTATTGATTAATGTTTCCGGTGTCAAGAATGGCTGGTCTATGTTTCCGTCCTCGTATTGAGTATATTCTGAAAGCCGTTCTTTCTCTCTTTCAGTAGCCAAGCGCATCTTCTCCATCTCTATACCTATTTTCGACCTAAAATCTGAACTCGTCGCTATTTGTTTCACTAACGATGCGAACGTCTGCTTTGAATCCTCAATAGCCTTGATTCGCTGTTCTCGGGTGCCTTTTAGGTCTTTGAGCATGGTCGCTTTTCGAGCCTGAAGATCTTTGTAGTCTTTACTGAGTGTCTCCTGTGAAGCTCTCAGGATAGCTATCTGTCGCTCCAGATTCATTATATAGTCTACATCTCGCTGATCTTTGTCTCGCGCCTTTTCATTCTGAACAAGACGCTCGTTAAGCAATATTTCTTCCTGATTTTCATGCTGAGACCTTAGAATCCGATTCATTAGGATTTCCAACTTGATCGTATCTATTATCTGCATTTCTTCGGTGTGAAACACATCATCTTTGAACTGGCTCCACATTTTTTTGAAATGAAATTGAAACATTTCTAATTCTTCGGGTGTGAATTGGTTTGATAGCTCTTTATAGTATGGTTTTGTTTTTAATTCATTAGCTACAGCCGCCTCTTTCTTTTGTGCTGAAGAAAATCCGACCTTTTTGGCAATCCAGTCCCTGACCGATTCGGGATCACGCCCTAGAGTCTCGGCAATAGCTTCTGGAGAAAGAACCTCGCAGTTCTGCTCGATAAATTCCATCTCTTCGATAGAGTATCTACCCTTCTTCATTGTCGATCTCTCCGTTTATTATTTCTTGAAGCTTTTTTACTATTTTAGTTTTACGACTTTTTGTGAGTTTGCCCTTATTTTTTAGTTTGAGATAATCCGAGCGCATATTTGCAGGAAGTTTTTCATCAATTAACTCATGTATTTCTGATAAGTGGGCCTCATCTACTATGTCTGATCCTGTTGCGATGTGGAACAACTCGTGTATATCTATGGGTTCTAGTATGCTTTTCTTTGTGTTCTGCATTTTTTGGGCGTCACCCACTTCATAGCGGTAATAATTGTCGCGCTTAAAGTTTTTCAGCCTGTTGCTCAGGTGGATATACAGAAAATTCTCCAAGGGGCGCGAGCTGTCATAGTCATCCAGACCTTTGTATGCTATCAAAAACG